AAAAATAGGGAAATTTACATAAATGAGTATGATGATTCTGGAGAATCCGCCGGTATAGACCATAGAATGCTTCAGACTTTTATTAAAAACATAAACTTACTAAAAAATCAAAATAAAGAACCTATAACTATACACATGCAGACATCGGGAGGATGTTGGTATTCCGGTATGGGGATATATGACGCTATTAAAAACTGTAAATGTAAAACAACTTTCATAGGCTATGGACAGCTTTGCTCTATGGGTAGTGTTATTATACAGTCTGCTACAAAAAGAATGATTACTCCTAGTTCTATTTTCATGTGTCACTTTGGATCAAGCGATTTAACTGGTGATTATTTAAGCTCGCAAAACTATGCATTGGTTGATAAAATGAATGCGGAAACTATGTTAAGTATTTACGCAGATAAATGTTATAAAACCAGTAAGTTTTTTAAAGAGAAAGAATACAACCTATCAAAAACTAAATCATACATTAAAAGGAAGTTTCACAGTGGAGACTGGTATATGAATGCAGAAGAGGCTATATACTATGGGTTTATTGATGGGATAAACAGATGAAAGACTATAATCCCCAGCTAGAAGACGCTTGGCTCAACATAGAAGTTGACGAGTCTACATTATTTAATCCTATGGATTTTTTAATGCAGGATTCAGACAATGAAAAGCTAGTAGAAAGAATAGCTTGGCTGATGATGCGTCCAGAATATTTTTCATTTGCTTGTAAATATGTTTTAAACATAGAATTGTCTCCATTTCAGTCTTTGCTTTTGTATGAAATGTGGAATAGAAAATTTCCCATGCTGATTGGCAGTCGTGGTATGGGTAAGTCTTTCATTCTTTCTGTTTATCCGCTTCTTCGGGGTTTGTTTATGCCTAGAAGAAAAATAATTGTTGTAGGTGCCGCTTTTAGACAGTCTAAAGTTTTATTTGAGTATATGGATACCATATGGAAAAACGCTCCGATACTCAGAGATTTATGCGGTGGTAATAGTGGTCCAAGGAGAGATGTTGACAGATGTGTTATGCATCTTAACCAAAGCACGATAACGTGCCTACCTTTGGGCGATGGGTCAAAAATTAGAGGTCAGCGTGCTAATGATATTATTGCTGATGAGTTTGCTTCTATCCCTAGAGATATTTTTGAAAATGTTGTTGCTGGTTTTGCCGCTGTTGCCGCTTCACCAATAGAAAAGGTTAAACAAAAAGCCAGAGAAAAGAAAGCTAAAGAATTAGGTATACCTATTTCTAGTAGTGTTGCTAAAGCTGGAGGACAGAAGTCAAACCAAATTATTTTAAGTGGGACAGCTTATTATGATTTTAATCATTTTTCTGAGTATTGGAAAAGATATCATGCTATAATATCTAGTGGAGGCAATGAAAGGCTTTTGTCGGATGTTTTTGGTGGGCCTGTTCCTGCTGATTTTGATTGGACCGAATACTCTGTAGTTAGGATTCCTGTCGAAAAATTACCAGATGGATTTATGGATAGTGGACAAATAGCAAGAGCTAAAGCTACGATTCATTCCGGTATATACAACATGGAATATGGAGCAGTATTTACAACCGACAGCCAGGGCTTCTTCAAAAGGAGTCTCATAGAATCTTGTACAACATCTCAAATGGAGCCTGTTACTATTTCTTCTGGAGAAGTGTGCTTTGAATCTATGTTAAAGGGCGATCCAAATAAAAAATATGTTTTTGGTGTCGATCCTGCTTCTGAAGTTGATAATTTTAGTATAGTGGTTATTGAGCTAAATGGCGATCATAGAAGAATAGTCCATTGTTGGACGACGACTAGAAAGCAACATAAAGAAAAGTTAAAATCTAAACTCGTAACAGAGGATGATTTTTATTCATACTGCGCTAAAAAAATAAGGCAGCTAATGAAAGCTTTTCCATGTGTTGAGATCGCCATTGACGCTCAAGGCGGCGGCATAGCGGTTGTAGAGGCTTTACAGGATAGAGACAAGATAGGAGAAGGAGAAGTTCAGATTTGGCCCGTTATAGAAGAGAAAGAAAAAGATACTGATTTCCATTCTGGTCTTCATATATTAAAGCTTTGCCAGTTTGCTAAAGCGGACTGGCTGGCTGAAGCGAATCATGGACTTAGAAAAGATTTTGAAGATAAAATGGTTCTTTTTCCATTTTTTGATACTGCTAGTATCGGTCTTTCTATAGAGGTGGATAAAGCTTCTGGTAAAAAATACGACACATTAGAAGATTGTGTTATGGAGATAGAAGAACTCAAGGATGAGTTATCTATGATTGTTATGACTCAGACTTCTACTGGTAGGGAGCGGTGGGACACTCCAGAGGTTAAACTTGGAGCCGGTAAAAAATCAAGACTTAGAAAAGATAGATATTCTGCTCTTATCATGGCTAATATGTCTGCTAGGAACTATACTGTGCAAAAAACTCAAGAAGAGTTAGAGGTGGGTGGTTTTGCCTCTATGAACTCTTCTAGGTTTGATAGTTCTGGTAAGATGTATAATGGTCCTTCTTGGTTTGCTGACAAAATTCAAAATATCTATTAAATTGTGTAATAATAGTATTACCATTTCTATTACCAATACTATTGGAAAAATTCATGTCTAGAGAAGACCTATATCTAACTTGGGATAACGAGTCACAAAAAGAAGAAGTATACAAAGCGACTTCTGACAACGTTGAAGCGTATGATGGAATACAGAAGTCTTCTGCTCACTCTTACGGCAGAAGAACTAGCTATATAGATATTGAGCCTAATCGCTCTGTTAGAACTAGTTTTAATAGAAGTGATTATGATGCTTTCCGTCCTGGCGAAGCTGCTGCCACTAAACAAAAGAGAATGATAGCCCAGTGTATGCAGGCGTACAGTAGGGTTGGTATTATAAGAAATGTTATTGATCTTATGAGCGATTTTTCTAGCCAGGGACTTGTTCTAGTTCATCCAAATAAAACTATAGAAAAGTTTTACAGGAAATGGTTTCAAGAAATTGGCGGCATGGATAGGTCTGAAAGATTTTTAAATTATCTTTATAGAACTAGCAATGTTGTTGTAAGAAGAAAAACAGCTAAAATCAACAGAAAGCAAGAAAGAAGTCTAAAAAATGCTGTTGGGGCCGATGTAAAGATTGAAGAATTAAAATTTAATTCTAGAGAAATCCCCTGGGGGTATGACTTCCTTAATCCTCTTTCTATAGATGTAAAAGGTAGTATCCACATAGGAAAGCCAGAATATCTTATGAGGCTTTCAAATACTTCCTATAATTCTTTAATGACTAATAACAACAAAAAATCTTTGCCTCAAGACTTATATCAAAGGCTTAAAAACGGTGAAAGAACTATACCTCTTGATTTAGACAAGGTTGACTTTTACTATTATAAAAAAGACGACTGGATGGTTTGGGCCGATCCTATGATTGGTTCTATTCTTGACGATATTATTATGCTTGAGAAAATGAAGCTTGCAGATATGGCAGCTTTGGATGGCGCTATCTCTAATGTTAGACTTTGGACGGTTGGTGATTTAGATCATAAAATTATTCCTACAAAAACTGTGATTAACAAGCTTAGAGATATTCTTGCTAGTAATGTTGGTGGCGGTACTATGGATATGGTTTGGGGTCCAGAACTCAAGTTTACAGAAAGTCAATCTCAGGTTTATAGATTTTTAGGTTCTGAAAAATATCAGCCTGTACTAACAAGTATTTATGCTGGACTTGGCATTCCCCCTACCCTCACGGGTGCTGCAAGTGGTGGTGGTTATACCAATAATTATGTTTCTTTGAAAACTTTGGTAGAAAGGCTTGAGTACGGCAGGGAGGTTTTATCTGATTTCTGGCGCAAAGAAATAGAAATAGTGCAAAAGGCTATGGGTTTTAGATATCCCGCAGAAATTCATTTTGATTCTATTATTCTTTCTGATGAAGCTGCTCAGAAAAATCTTCTCATCCAACTTGCAGACAGGGATATAATTTCTCAAGAGACTCTTCTTGAAAGATTTAGGGAGATACCAAATATCGAAAAGGTTAGAGTAAAGAGAGAGGGGAGGTCTAGAGATACTGAAGCTTATACTCCTCAAAAGGCTGGCCCATATCATAACCCTCAACACGGTAATGATGTTGCTAAAATCGCTATGACAAAGGATTTAGTAGATACTGAAGAATATCTTGAAAAGTTTAATATTCCACACAGGGAAGACGAACCAGTACAAGAACCTTCAAAGAATCAAAACGCTCCAAAAGAAGAAAGTAAAGATCCTGTTCAAGATGCTGGTCGTCCGATGTTTTCTAAAGATACTCAAAAAAGAAAACAAAAAAGAGTTTTACCTAGAAGTTCTGACACCACTACTGCTGTATTGTGGGCTATGGACGCTCAAGAGCAGATATCCTCTATTCTTTCTCCAATAGCTTTGGCTCATTTCGAGAAAAAGAATGTAAGGAGTTTAAATAAAGCTCAAGTTGATCAGTTAGAGCATTTGAAGCTTTGTATACTTTCTGGCATGACTCCTTTTATGGAGATTGATGAGCAGATTGTTAAAGACCTTTTGGATTCTTACAAAAATCCATCTACCGAGTTTGCTACTCTAGCATCTGAAAAGATAGCCCATTTCAAAAAACAGTCTGAAAGATCTCCTGTCAGCAATGAATTAAAATTGATTTATGCTTCTGTCTTTGCTGAATTAAACAATTTTTAACAATAAAAATCTACTATTTTGATTTTTTGTGTATTATGAATCTGGAGGTTCTTTTATGAAAATATATCAATCAGAAATTGAGTCCGGTTTATCTGACTTAATTCAAAACAATACAGTAGCTTATTGCGCACAAGCTAATCTTCACAAAGGTAGTATTGAGGCCGCTAAGGTTGTCATCAATGATGCTGATGTTCTTGAGAAGATAGTTGCTCAAAATAAAGACCAAATGGATTTATATTATCTTGAATCCATTTTGGTGTCTACTGGTTGGAATAAAAACGACGATGTGTTTTCCGCTCAAGAGACATGGGCCGCGAGAAACACACCTGAAGATAAACAATTTAACTTCATGCATAATGAAGATGATATTATTGGTCATATAACTGGCAGTTACGTTGTAGATAGAGACGGTGGTCGTCTCGGTCCTGACTCAATAGCCCCAGACCAATTTGATATTGTTACGCAGGCTGTTCTTTATACTAGCTGGTCTGGTGAAGAAAAGCGTGAGCGCATGAAAAAAATCATAGCAGAAATTGAAGAAGGTCAATGGTTTGTTTCGATGGAGTGCCTTTTTCCTGCGTTTGATTATGCCCTCCAAACCACAGAAGGTCAAACAAAGATAATAGAAAGAAATGAGGCTTCTGCTTTTTTAACAAAGCATTTAAGAGCCTACGGTGGGGAAGGTATTTATGAAAACTATAGAATTGGCAGACTTTTAAGAAACTTAGCATTCTCTGGTAAAGGTCTTGTTTCCAAACCTGCTAATCCTCGTAGTATAATCTTGGATAAAAATGATTTATTCGATGAATCGAAATCACAAATTTTAACTATTTCTTCAATTAAGGAGATAAACATGTCAGATGTAGATAAGCAAGTCGAAGATTTGCGTGCAGAATTGGCACAGGCTAAAGAAGCCAATGAAGCTTTAAAAGAAAAGGTTCTCGCAGAGCAGCAGGCTGAGTTTGAATCTAAAATTCAAGAGCTTGAAGCCACTATTGCAGAACAGGCAGAATCTTTGACTGCTAAAGATGCTACCATCACTGAGCAGGCAGAAGCCATTAAAAATGGCGAAAAAGATATGAAAGAAAAGATGGAAGAGCTTCGTGATATGAAAAAGAAAGAAGCTATGATGAAGCGCAAAGCGCAGCTTGAAGAAGCTGGCCTTGATTCGGAAGAGGCTTCTGCGACAGTTGAATCTTTTGACGGTGTTGATGATCAGGCTTTTGAAGCGGTTGTCGCTGTTATGAAAAAGAAATATGCTGATATGCATGGCGATAAAGATAAAAAAGATAAGGAAGAAAAAGACGCTAAGGCGGAAATCGAAGAAGAACTTGACCCAGCAGAGGCAAGTGAAGAGGTTCTTGAAGAAGCAGAAGCAAGCGAAGAAGTTGCTGTTGCTGAAATAGAGCCTGAAGTCGATCCTGCGGAATCCCTTCGTAGTGTAGCCAGTGAATGGATTGGCTCTTTCTTACAGTCAACACCAAAA